CAGGAAGCTGGCAGACCAATTTTCAAAGAATTTGACTTTGTCCATATCTGTGTAGCTGGTGATACCCTAACTGAAATCGATACTTATGTCCTTAATAGTCATAAACAGCGTTTTCCACAGCAATGGGCTAATTATCAAAACCGTGTAGGTGCAAACGATGACCAAGTTATCGGTACTCCTGTATCAGAATGGCCTTTAGTGTCCAAATCACAGGCTGAAGAACTGCGGGCAATGAAGTTTCATACCGTAGAATCTATTGCAGGTGCATCCGATCAACAATTACAGCGTATGGGCATGGCGGCAGGAATGTCACCCTATGCGTTTCGTGATAAAGCGAAGGCATTTTTAAATTTAGCGACAACTGCGGCTGAAACTGACAAGCGTGAAAGCGAAATTAACGCTTTAAAACAAGAACTTGCCAAAAAAGACGAAGAAACTGCTAAAATTAAGGCTGAAACAGATGCGAAGTTGGCTCAAATGCAAGATCAAATGGCCACTATACTTGCCGCTGTTGGTGAAAAGAAACCCCGTAAAAAGACGGTAGCCACAGAGGAAGCCTAATATGTCATACAATCTACTCCAATTAGTCCAGCAAACGACCGCTGAACTGAATTTACCTGTCCCTTCCTATGTAATCGGCAATCCTAATCAAGATGTGCAACAAATCTTGGCTTTGATGAATCGTGCTGGATATGACTTGGTAAAGGAGTACGATTGGCAAGCATTAGAACTTGAGTATCGCTTCTATACAAATGCAATAACCACAACCTGCAATACAACTGTTGGCACACAAACACTTACCAATGTTGGTACTACCGCAGGTTTGGATAACACTTACTCTATCGTTGGGACAAGTATCCCCCAAGATACTTATGTAGATACTGTAACTGATGCTAATATTGTTGCTACGACACAACAGGCTTCAGCTACATCTATTGGTGGATCAGTCACATTTAGCAAGACTATCTATACTTTGCCACCTGACTATGAAACCATTACGGATAACACGCATTGGGATAAAACAAAGCATTGGCAGATGCTTGGCCCAGTAGATGCACAGCAATGGCAATGGCTAAAGTCGGGTTATATCTCAACAGGCCCTAGAGTGCGTTGGCGTATTCTTGGTGGTGAGTTTCAGATATGGCCACCCTACAATACCCAAGAATATCTAGGATTTGAGTACCGATCTAAGGGTTTTGTACGCAATACGGCTGGTGATGTATTAAATAGCTTTCAGGCTGATACCGATACAACTGTCTTAGATAATACCGTTATTGTCTTGGCAACTAAACTTAAATACTTCCAAATCAAGTCTTTTGATACTACTTCTTTGTACCAAGACTATATGCGCTATTTGAATGTGGCTAAAGCTAACGACAAAGGTTCAGCTACCTTATCATTTGCACCTGCTCCAAGTGCCGTGCTTATTGGTTGGGCTAATATTCCTGATACTGGCTACGGTTCTTAATCATGCCAGCACAACAGCGTAGGGCTACCGCAACATCATTAGCCGCACCTATTGGCGGTTGGAACGCTAGAGATTCTATTGCTGAGATGTCACCGCTAGATGCCGTGACGCTTACCAATATGTTTCCTACGCCTTCAGATGTGCAATTAAGGTACGGATATAGTCAATATTCCACAGGAATTACAGGTCAAGTCTATTCATTAATGAATTACAGCGCACCCACAACAGAAAAGTTGTTTGCTGTAGCTAATGGCGTTATATATGATTCAACCAATTCAGGTGCGGCAACTTCTGTATTTACAGGTCTTGCCAATTCTAAATTTCAGCATATCAATATATCTAATACAGGTGGTCACTTTTTAGTAGCTTGTAATGGCGTTGATTCGACCATGATTTATGACGGTAGTCTATGGTTTAGGATTGCTACCACAACGACAGCACAAACAATTAGTAGTATTACTCATACAGGTACAACTGCAAACCTTACTACCGCTTCTGCTCATGGTCTAGTAACAGGCAACAGAGTTACGATTACTGGCGCAACTGCTAACGATTACAACGGTACTTATGTTATTACCGTTACTGGAACGACTACTTTTACTTATGTGATGGCAACAACCCCAGCGGCAAATGCTTCTGTAGTTGGTAGCTATACAACTGTCGGCATTACGGGCGTAGATTCATCGACTTTTATCAATGTCAATTTATTTAAAAACCGTCTTTGGTTTACCCAAAAAGATACGCTAAAAGCGTGGTATTTGGATGTTAATTCCATTGGTGGTGCGGCTACAGCTTTTGACTTTAGCGGAATTGCTCGTAACGGTGGCTTTTTACAGGCAATGGGGACATGGACTATTGATGCTGGTCAAGGCGTAGATGACTATGCAGTCTTTGTTACCAATATGGGTGAAGTTATCGTTTATAACGGTACAGACCCTACTTCTTCTACTACTTGGGCATTAAAAGGTGTATGGCAACTAGGTCAAACCTTTAATAGACGCTGTTTCTTTAAGTTTGCTGGTGATCTATTGCTATTGACTCAAGACGGTCTTGTACCTTTAGCTTCTGCATTGCAATCATCTCGTCTTGATCCCCGTATCAATATTACAGACAAGATATATCAAGCTGTATCCCTAGCGGCATCTAACTATTATGATAATTTTGGCTGGCAAGTAAATTATTACGCCAGTTTAAATATGCTTATATTGAATGTTCCTGTTACCGAAGGAACTCAGCAATATGTCATGCACACCATTACTAAATCTTGGGCTAATTTCACTAATATCAGCGCAAACTGCTGGGAAGTACACGGAAAAGCTGACATTTTCTTTGGTGGAAACGGATTTGTAGGTCGTTTTTGGGACTCTACAGACGATGCAGGGTCAAATATTAATGCCACAATTCAACAGGCATACAGCTATCTTGACTCTAGAGCGACCTTAAAACGCTTCACTATGGCTAGACCTATCTTCATTACTGATAACTCGTTACCGACTGTTTTGGTAGGAATTAGCACCGATTTCAATCCAACTTCCCCAACTGGAACAGCAAGTTTTAACCCTGCCAATGTTCCTGTAGGTAGATGGGATGCTGGAATATGGGACTACAACCTATGGGGTGGTGGTAACAATGTCCAAAAACAATGGCAAGGCGTGACAGGATTAGGATTTTCAGGCGGAGTTTCGATGTCTATTGCATCGCAAGGCGTTGACTTACATTGGGCATCTACCGATATTGTGTTTGAAACAGGTGGCGTGTTGTAATGCGTCAAATAGTAACTGAGAATCAATCTTATTTAAGGGAATGGTTATCAGAAGTAGGAAAGTATGATTATTCGCAGAATACTGCGTGTATTGGACAAGAAAAAGACGGTAAATTGATCGCTGTAGTGGGTTATAACAACTTTTTACCCAATTCTTGTCAGATGCACATAGCTTCTACGGATGTTTTATGGCCAACAAAAGATTTTCTGTTTGCAGTATTTGATTACCCCTTTAACAAACTTAAAGTTAAAGTTATAATTGCACCTATATACAAAGGTAATGTTAAGCCTTTGAATATGTGCCGAAAACTTGGCTTTGAGCAGGTAGCTGACATACCGTATGGACACCCTGATGGTGACCTTATAGTAGTCGCAATGAAGCGTAATCAATGTAAATGGTTACAACAAGGAGAAAGCAATGGGTGCAACAGTTAGTTCAATATTTGGTGGTGGTGGTGGGAATAGCTCTCCACCTGCTGTACCTGACTATCAATCATTGGCCAATACAACTGCGGCTAATAACCTTAAAGCGGCTCAAGCGGCTACTGCGGCTAATCGTGTAAATCAAAGCACTCCTTATGGTTCATTAAATTATAGTCAGACAGGTACGGATGCACAGGGCAACCCGATGTGGAGTGCCAACCAATCTGTTAATCCTCTCCTACAGTCAGGCATTAATAATTCACTTAATAATGTAAGCAACCAGTACGCATCACCGTTTACTGGTGGCAATCTTCCTTCTTACGGAATTAATCCAAGTCAGACTTATAGCGATGCGATTATGCAACGCTTACAGCCACAGCAACAAATGCAACAAAAGCAATTTGATGCTCAGATGGCTAATCAGGGTATTCCTGTAGGTTCTGAGGCTTATCAAAATGCTTCTAGACAATTCCAACAAGGTCAGAACGATCAGCGCACAAGTGCAATTACTGGCGGTATGGGCGTAGGTTTACAAGCTAATCAACAGCAATATGTTCAGAACTTAATGAATTACAACAATACTTTGACTAATGCTCAAGGTATTAAGTCTTTGGCTACACCTAACTATATTAATCCAGCAAATCAGCAAACAACTGCTGGTGCTGACGCTTTAAGTGCTGGTATCGGTCAATATAACGCTCAGATGGGTCAATATAATGCTCAACAAGCGGCTAATCAAAATATGAATAGTGGTTTGTTTGGTCTTGCTGGTGCGGGATTAATGTCCCCTGCTGGCACATTTACTGGTTCTAATGGTTTATTTAGTTCTATTGGCGGATTGTTTGGTGGCGGCGGAGGTATGCAGAGTCCCTATGATTCAAATTCTTTAAGTAACCCATTTGCACAGACTGATCTTTATGGTGCTAACTAAGGACTAATCATGAGTTTCTGGAACAACCCATCAGCATCCTTTGAGCAGTTAGGCAAAGATCCATGGCATAGTATGCAAAACTTTGCCACTACTGGATTAGTGCCTTTAATTCCTTATATTGGTGGAATTGTTGGCGGTATATATGGTGGCTATGGTGGTGCGGCTTTGAATTCCCCTGCTGGCACATTTACTGGTAATAATGGTTTATTTAGCACAGTAGGTGGATGGTTCGGATGATAAATCAACAATATCCATATATGGAAGATGTATCAGGTACTAATGGTGGTATGCAAGATACCCGTAGCCAAGATGCCTTGCATCAGGCTTTATTGTTGCGTACATCTCAAGCTAACCCACAAGTACAAGCAAATCAACAAAACAACAATATGCTTGCTCAGCTGTTAAAACAGGGCAACAAAAACAATTCTACAAAACCTGCAACTGATTCTACTGGAGCACCTGTCACTGATTACAGCACATCCTATAACCCTGCAACTGGTCAAAATTGGGATGTAACTGGTAGCGGATATGCTGGTAATGGTGGTTATGATCCTACTGCTATGGGTGGAATGAATGATTATTTAAGCCAAATGGGTCTTGATACTGGTGGTTTTACTGGATCAGGAAACTTTAGCATGGGTGGTAATGGTGGATTTGATTTAGGCGGCATGGGTAATATGTTTGATGGATGGGGTTCATCTATTGGAGATTTTTTAGGTTCGATTGGTAGTTGGTTTGGTTCAGAAGCCGCACCTGCAATAGCTACAACCGCAGAAGAAGCCGCCCCAGCGGCGGCGGCGGCCGCATAAGGAAAAGACATGGCAGATTATTTAAACCCCGAAGATATAGCCGCACAGTCAGCTATTGCTCGTCAACAAAAATTGGCAGATATGCTATGGCAACAAGGCGCACAACAGCCACAAGGTCAGATGATTTCAGGACAATATGTAAAATCTAGCCCATTGCAATATCTAAGTAATATGGCTAATCAATATGTAGGCACTAAGACTTCAGAAGCGGCTGATAAAGCACAATTAGATTTAGCTACAAAATTGCGTGGAAAACAAGAAGAAGCCGTGCAAAATTATATGAACGCTATGCAAAGCACTCCTGCACAAGAAGGTGGTATTCAAGGCCCTAACGGCATGACTACACAGACTACACCTGATATGTATAACGCTGATATGTCACTTAATCCGCAATATAAGCAAGTAGCTCCTGTTGCCGCACAAGGCCCTGATTATTACAAAGCATTTAAAGCGGCTACAAGTCCTTATGCACCTGCTCCATTGCAATCTGCTGGATATGAAATGCTCAAACCTCAAAAATTGGGTGAAGGTGAAACACTTAATCGGTTTAATTTTGCTAATGGACAACTTACTCCTTATGCTTCAGGTGGTGAAAAATTACCTACCGAATACAAAGAATATCAAAAAGCTATTTCAGACCCAAATCAACCATATAAAGGTTCTTTTTTCCAATATCAACAAGAACGATCAAGAGCTACTGCAAATCAAAATACGATTAATATGCCACC